CTTTGTGCTTGAGAATCTCCTTTGAGTAACTCTTGGCTTTGTTCATGACTTCTCCCATCTCGAATAGATTGTAGCCTGACCATAGTCTTACTGGTATTCCAAAGAGAGGCTCATTCTCTAGGAAATCAGGATACCAAGCTGTTCCAACTGGGATGATGACCATCTGCGCTCTAAAACTCAATTTGTCATCTAGATACAGGCCGATGGTGTTCTCTATGGGATTGACCTTAACAATGGTGGAGTATGACAATATGTCTCTCTGCCTGAACATAGTCCTGATGAACAGGTTGCCATTGTTTGTTGGCACACAGGTCTCTACATCAGGCAAATAGCTGTAGTTCCCTGGCACATCCTTTCTGGTTATATCAATTTTGATGTCTCTCATGATCTTCTTGATCAGGAGATACCGAACATTGGAGGGCATGTTAGATGACTGCAGCAGGCTGACTCTTCCATCCAGACCTATCCTAACCTCCATAAGTGACTTGCCCATTGAGTACTCATAGACACCTTCTTGCTTCTCATCTTCATTATACTCACTGAGTGTTCTAGCGAGAATCATTTTGGTTGTCATCAACATTGATATCAGTTCCTCCGAACTGATGAGATCTACACCATACAGGATCATCATGAGTCTTTTCTTGGCAGCTACAGACACAGTTCTCATGTTGATCACTGTGATCCAGTCTGACAGACTCATGGTATTCAGTACTCTTCTAGTGATATCTGGGTTCTGTTCGAAGAATAGTGTTGCATAGTTGATCAGAACTTTAACTCTGGTGATATCCATGTTGGATTCAGGCTCATAGTTCACATTGTATGTTGATTCTTCATATGAGTTCCGGTTCCTGAACGCTAATATTTGTGTTGTACCAGAGATGTCAGTTGTTGATTTGCCATACGCAAACACCTTGATTGAGTTTGGCTTCAATTTAGATATCCTAGCTAACAATAAGACCATCCCTCGGATCTTGTCAGAGGTTTCACCTGGCAGAACATTGAGTGTTTCTGATATAGTGTCCTTGATGATTGGGTAAAGTCTTTGCAGGGTCACAAAATCTCTCCTGAGTTGTGAATAGTCTTTCTTCTTGAATCTGTTGTCATCGAGCCACACATGAGATAGGACTTCCTGTGGCGAGAATTTTGTTTGATTGGATGAGTTGATCACTTGCATCTTTCTAATCATCATTGGAGACAAGGGATGTCGAGGGAACATGTCAACCTCTGGCAATTTCTCTGCAATCTCTATGGACTTTCGAAGGTCTTCCTCATATCTGAATATTAATGATAGCATTGGGTTGTCTGGCATCTTAGGGCTCTCTCTAGTTATGAGATCTAATAGACATGATTCATACGTTCTAGGAGTTTCACCAGATATGGTGAATGCATTAGCAGTGAGGCTGGCACAGTATCTGGCGAAATACAAGCTGGGACTAGTATATCTGAGTGCTTTACTGGCTCCTGATCCAAATGCTTTGACACTAGTGTAGAATGCTGTAGATTGGAGATCATTTGGCTTCTTGAATGCATAGATAGGGTTAGATTCAATGAAGGCATTCATCTGTTCCTTTGACATCACCATGGATTTCTGTAACTGTATGACTTTCCTGACAGGTGCCATACTTGCTCTTATGGTGACGAGAGAGTTGGTGAGATCATCTGGATTCAGAGAATTGCTCAGAACCTCCAGCATTGAGAGATCAGTGAGTCTGTGTGAATTCAAGAATAAGGAAGCTTCTTTCTCATTCATCTCAGATTGCTTCAACTTTGTGTACAATGAATAACAGTCTGCTATGGGCCCATGCATCATGGCTACACTCGG